TAATTATGTCAGATAAATTAAACGTTTCAATTGTATTACCAATTAAATCTTCAAGAGCTAGAGACTTTGCTGAATACTTCGGTAAAGCAATCCAATCAATAAAGAATCAAATTGTAGGTGTAGATGAATTAGTTATTGTACACACACAAGAAGAAAGTTTAGTTACTTTTTTAAATTCATTTGATTTTGGTGATTTAAACGTAAGTAAATATGTTTTTGAAGGAGACCCAACGTATTCAGGACAAATGAATTTTGGTATTGAGAAAGCCAAAAACCCGTGGGTGTCTTTTTTCGAATTTGATGATGAATATTCATCAATTTGGTTTAAAAACGTACAAAAGTATATGGAATCATATCCTGAAGTACAAGCTTTTTTACCTATAGTTGTTGATACAGATGAGAAAGGAGTATTTAAAGGATTCACTAATGAGGCAACTTTTGCGGCTAACTTTAGTCAAGAAATGGGAGTCTTAACAAATGAAACTTTAAACGATTATTCAAATTTCCAAACCGCTGGTATGGTTATCAAAAAAGAAGCGATAACTGATTTCGGTGGATTCAAACCTTCTATTAAGTTAACATTCGTGTATGAGTTTTTACTTAGAATGACTTATAACTCAATTAATATTATGTCTATTCCTCGTCTAGGATACAAACATACAAATATGAGAGAAGGATCAATATTTTGGAATTATAAGAACGGAGAATCAGTTCTTACAGATGACGAAGTTAAATTTTGGTTACAGACAGCCAAAAAAGAATATTTCTTCGTTGACGATAGGTCAATAAAATACGAAACAACGAAAGACTAATGATTGAAATCATTTCTGGACAAACAGAGGTTTCTGAAGTAATCGAGGTCTCTGATCAAACAGAAGATGCGTCATCGAAAAAAAGAGGTAGAAAAGCAGTTAATTTAAATTATTTTGATGTAAGAGAAGAAACCGCAGTTAGAAATTTTCTAATAGCAGAAACATCTGAGGAAAAAAATAAAATTTACAATGAGTTCTTACGAGGACCTCTTGATAAAATGATATCATCAATTATCAGACGATATAAATTATATCGTAAGGATATGGATTTTATTGAAATTCATGGAGATACTCATTCCTTTTTGATGACGAAAGTCGATAAGTTTAAACCCGCAAAAAATAAGAAAGCGTATTCGTATTTTGGTACGATATGTAAGAATTATTTAATGGGTCAAATAATTAAAGACCAAAAAGAAACAAATAGAAAAGTATCTTACGAAGACATATCTCAAAGTCTAGAGGAAAGACCTGACATGAGTTATAGGATAGATGAAGATGTTATGGATGTTGAAGGTCTGATTAGGAAGTACCTTATAGATTTAACAAAATTTATTGATGAAGAAAATCTTAATGATAATGAAAAAAAATTAGGATATGCCCTAATTGATTTATTTGAAAATTACGAATTAATATTTTCAGGAGCTGACAATAACAAATTTAATAAGAATGTTATACTCTTATCATTAAGAGAAATGACAAACTTAAGTACAAAAGAAATACGAAGTGCGATGAAAAGGTTTAAAAAACTTTATATTTTCACTCAATCAAAGATGAAAATTTAACTGAAACTATTTATCACATATGCCTCGTCCACAAAGAAAAGAAATAAATTTTAGTAAGGAGTCCATCCTCACACTAATGCAGGAGATCTATAATGAACTTGTAGAGCAAAGAAATACTGCAATCAGAATCCAAAATAAAATGTTATCTTTTATGAAGGACCCTGAAGATATGCAAACTATCGGTCCTGTTATTGAGAAACAACAAAAGATTGTAAACGATTGTGTTGAGAAAAAACTTAGTTTATCAAAACTACAATCTTCGATTTGGGAAAAAGCAAATAATCAAACTGAAAGTTTCTCATTATCTGATTTGGACGATGACTTGATACAAAATCTAATGCAAAAAGAAGTGGACTCTCCAGAGGATAATTATAAACTCTAACCCACTATGTCATTAGATTTAGACTTTTCATATAAAAAAGCAAGCGAAAAAATACAATCCTTAAAGACATTTAAGGAAGTTTCTGATGCTGCAAAGTCATTAGAAAACGCCAACCAAAAAATACCTTTCGATCAATTCAATACCAATTTTAAATCACCGTTAGAAAATTTAAAAAACGCAAAAAAAAGGTTTCAAAGACAAGTACCCTCACAATTAAAAAATTTATTAAGTCTTTTTCAAGAAAATGCAGGTTCAGGTTCAGCAACTACAGGTTTCATAAAAAGAAGATTTCTTGAAGCATATACTAGAAGTGAACCTAAAATTAGACAAATAGTACAAGGTGAAATGTTTACTGCTGTTGGGTGTGCCCAAGAACAAAAGTATAATCCGAGCTCATCAATTTTTGTTCCAGTTTCAGCAATAGATTTATTTGGTAAATTAAAGCAAGATCCTGAAACAGGATTAGGTAAATTATTTTACGAAAAACCAGATCCTGTTTACAATGAATTTCCATTCTCAATGAACAAAGAATTATATCAGAGAATGCAAAGTCCAGGACAAACATTCGAAACACAGTTTGGTGGGAATTATTTAGGAGGATCTGAACAAGAGTTATTCAATATTTCTTACGTTACACAAAATGCTCGAGGAGTAACAGGTGATTTCTTCAAAGTTGACCTTAAAAATAGACAATCAACTAATAACGTCGGTGAATTTTTAAGTGATTATTTTGCAACTATTAAAATGGTTGATACCTCTGATTTAATGGCCGAAATTGTAAATTTGGTAACTAATTCTGTTGATATGAAAGCGTCATTAGGTTTAGGTGAACTACAACAAAAGAAAAAATTCGAAGCTATCATGCAAAGAGTTTTAGGTCTTTGTTTCGATAGTAGACAATCAATCGATGTAAGTGGAGTAGCCAAAGTGGCAGAATTAGATGGAGTAGACGAATCATTCTTCCAATTAACTGACGTAGAATCTGCAATTATAGACTCTGAAATATCTAACATTCAAATGAGATCATTGGAATTTGTCGAATGTGAGGGAGTTAGAGTTGATGTTGATTATAATAATATTGTTAATCAAATGGTTGAGTCAATTGATAATTTAGACTTAGATAATCCAGATGTATTAGCCGAACAGATTACAAAAATTATTGATTCAGCATCCGACAACCCATCTTGGAGATTAAAAATCCCTAACGATTTTAATATTAAGTTAGCAATAGATACTGACCTTCTACAAAAACTACCCCTTGCTCTTGTCACATCTTTCTTATCTCCGAAGGTACTTCTTCCTATTATGGTTATGTTATATGCCATCGGAAAAGAATACGCTGACGAAATAGATTCAATACAAAAATTTATGGAAAAATTTAAAAACTTTTTCGTAAATGTTGTGTCAAAAGCCGCTTCAATATTCATTAAAGAGTTATTTGAATTAATTAAGAGAGACATTTTACTTTTAGTTCAATCAATCGCTCAAGATGTTCAGAAGTCAAAAATTTTAAAAAAGTACGCAATAATTGCAAAGTTAGTAGAATTGGCAACGATAATTGCACCTGCAATTGATGACTATAGAAAATGTAAATCTTTGATAGATGACATTCTAAGACTTTTAAACTTCATTGGTAAAAGTTTAGGAATTTCCATACCTTATCCATTACTTTTATTGAGTGGTTTATTAGGTGGTACAACGCCTGAGGATAATACGATAAATGTAATCGAACAAATGCAGAAATTTGGTTTACCTACAGGCCCTTTACCTGATGGTAGTCCTAACTTAAATTTGGTTTCAGAATTCGCAAGACAGAAAGGTCAAGAACTCGCGGAGGCAGGTTCTGGATTTGTAAATGTTGCAATTCCACCTGATATTATATTACCATCAGGAAGACCATCGCAATTAACTTTATCTGGAAAAAAGTTTTAATATGAACTTGAATGAAATAATTGAAGAATCAAAAAACAAAAAAAATCTACCTAATAAAAAATTAGTGGAGATGATGAGCGAATTAACAGATGAATTCGAAAAAACAAAAAAAGAATTAATTATTCTAACACAATATTTTGATAAACTTGAAGAGACGTATGACTCTTTATTAACTGAGTACGAAACTAGACAAAAATAATGGGACCAGATTCAGGTTTAATATTATCCAAAATACTCTTTACCGGAGTAGTTTTTGACAACCAAGACCCAATGTTACTTGGTAGAGTAAGAGCGTCTGGTTTAACCGATAACGTACAATCAATTTACGAAGGTATTCCTGATTGGAACCCCATAGAAGATCCTTGGGGACCAAGAGATCCTTTTGTTTATTTATCATTACTACCATTTTTCATTAGTCAAATACCTAAGGTTGATGAACTTATACAAATAATATACTCCAACCCAAGAATACAATTTAGTAATCAGTTTTATATTCAAGGGCCGTTTTCATCACCGATGAATACTAACTTCGAAAAGAACGATGGAGCTGATCAAAATTTACCTACAGGTGTACAATACGCCCCATCTATTCCTATAAAAAACAAAAATGGTACTTATAAGGATAGTAAAAGTTTTGGTGTTTTCCCTGAACCAGGCGATAACGCTCTTTTAGGTAGAAAAAGTGCCGACGTTGTTGTAAAGGAGGATGAATTATTACTTAGAGCGGGTAAAACATTATATTTTAATCCTAATGAATTACCTGTAGCGTATACTCGAAGATCATTCATACAATTGACTCAATTTAGAAACACCAAACAAACTCAAGGGTTCAATAAGTACACTAAATTAAATCAAATTATTCAATCTGTTAAGTTTTTGATTGAATACAATGTATTCAACCCTGAAAACTCACAGAACTCGTTTACGGGTGAAATAAACGTGTACTCGTTTACTTCACAAGTTTTAACTGACGACGAATTTACTTCAACCAAGAGTTATCCGAATAAAGCACTCAAAGAAGTTATCCCATTCAGTCGACTGACAATGAACGAAACGGTTGCAAAAATAAATTCAGTTCTTGAGGCATACAATGATAATACTAATACACCTTATTTTTTTAGACCTTCACTATCCTTAACAGCATTTCAAAATAATCAAGATCCATCTGTTTTAGTACAAAGATTAAACGCCACATACATTATTACGAATTCAAAACCAAATCCTGCGGCTAACATCAAAGGATCAGGATTAGTTTTTTGGAAAAACGCATACGGTCAACAATATACCCCCGAAAAAGTTATTGAACCAATTATAGATTACACACAAACACCTTCGTCGTATGGTGTGGTTGGAGCGGACAATGTTTATATTTTATCTCACAAATCAAAAATACCAAATAAAACAAAAATTAATTTAGACGGAACTTTATATGGTATAAGTCAAGATAAGTTTGTGGATGAATTATTTAATCAAACCTCAAGTAGTGTTAGAGGGGAAGAGTTATTACAATTAATCAATCTAATTGTTCAGTTTTTAGTTGGTCACGTTCATCCGTTTCATGGGTTACCTCCGGTTCCTGTTGCAACAAACGGATCAGACATCCCTTCGATACTAAATGAAATACAACAAGCGTCACAAAAAATCCTTAACGGCAATATCCGAATCAATTGATATTTATTGAAAAAGATAAATGTCAATTTTAAGATCATATTTCAACAGGAACAATACAATTGTATCTGGCAATTACGTTAATACGGGAAGAAATCCTGTTACTCAATTAAATTTTGGTAACACACAAAACATTATTGCCCCTACAGGATATTCAAGATTTATCTTTGATTTGGACCTTTCTGAATTACAAGCGAAAGTTGCCACAGGTGAAATATCTACAGGATGTACAAACGGGTTCTCAGGAATAACACATACGTTAACAATGACAAACACTTCAACATTTGATTTGGATTTGTTGAATACGTATATGTCTGATGAAGCAAGAAGAGCAACCTCTTTCGATTTAATTTTATTTAGAATACCTAAAGTTTCAGGGTCAACAGGATTACCTCAGACATGGGATGAAGGTGTTGGATACGATTATTATAATTTCCAAGCCACAAGAAATTCTGCAACAGGACAATTATCTCCTGATGAAACAGGATTGGACAAAGCCTTTTCTGATAGAGCATCTAACTGGTACCAAAGAAGTACAATATTAGATTGGTCTACAGATGGTATCTACGATAACACAAATAGTGGTACAGGATCTACAGTAAATTATTCAGCATTAACAATTGTTGATGTTCAACATTTTGAGTTCGGTAATGAAGATATCAATTTTGATATGACAAACGAAATCAACTCTATTCTTGCCGGATCTTTAACAGGCGTAACAGGTTGGGGAGTTGCGTATTACCCTCAATTGGAGAACATCACAGGACTTACTGAAAACTATAGTGTAGGGTTTTTCTCAAGACATACTCAAACATTCTATCAACCATATCTTTTAACGAATTACGATGACTTAATTGATGATGACCGTAATACATTTACAAAAGGTAAAATTAACAATCTATATCTTTACGTTTACCAAAACGGTGATTTCGCAAATTTAGATCAATTACCTGTAGTAGATGTTAAAGACGCAAATGGTAATGTTATACCAGGTCTTAATAGTTTACCTACTTGTTTACGTACAAAAGGGGTTTACGAAGTGTCTATACCAGATATATTACCGAATCTAACTCCATGTATTTATTACGATAATTGGACAGGATTAGTTATAAATGGTCAATCTATACCAAACGTTCAAAATGAATTTGTTTTATTACCTATTCAGGCAAATATTATTATCGGATCTCAATCACAAGATCCATCTAATTTTGGTTTTACTTTCTACGGAATTAATCAAGATGAAAAAATATTAAATACAGATGTCAGAAAAGTAGGTGTTGTTGTTAAACGAGCTTATACCACAAATACAGTTCTACAAAATGTTCAAGCGTTTTATAGAGTTTATGTTATGGAAGGTCAAACTGAAGTTCAAGTACAAGATTGGACTAAAATTAATAGAACACCAAATGAATTTTATTTCATATTTGATATGAAAGACAAGATTCCAAATGAATATTTTGTGGATATTAGAGTGAATACTAATGGGGAGAAAGATACTTATAAAAGACAATTAAAATTCCAAATCGTTAATAAGAAATAATATGACAAAGAAAATCGTAACATTATCAGAATCACAACTTACTGATTTGATAAGAAGGGCAATGAATGAGGCTAATCACAGAACTGAAAACTATATGACGTTCTCTAATCTTCAACAAATGAAAAGACAAATCGATATGTTAATGGAATTAGATGAAGAGGTTATTGATGAAATTATTCAAAATGGACATGATTGGGCAGATGACCACATCAGTGTTGCTAAAGAAAATTTAGATCAGGTATTTGATTTTATGATGAACGAAACAAAAAAAAGTAACGAATATATTGATTACGAAGATATAACAGAAGGTAGAAAAAAAACAGGGACAAAACTTTGTGCAAGAGGTAAATCCGCAGCTAAATCTAAATTCAAAGTTTACCCTTCAGCATACGCTAATGGATATGCAGTTCAAGTTTGTAAAGGTAAAATCAAAGGATTAGACGGAAAAAAACAATGTTCGGGAACATATTGTTAATCCAAAAAATTAATTTATATTTGTGGTATGAACCAAAATGAAAATTCTGGAATACTATTTAGGTTATTTTTGTATCTAAAAGATAAATTTGACCCAAAGCCTCCGATAGCAGAAGAAGTTGAAACATGTACACATATAGTACTTAAAGTACTTGATTACGAGGACACGGAATTAGTATACGCACCAGTTTCAAACAAAAGATTTATAGTAAATGAAGATAAAGGTATGGCCATCACCATAGAGAATAGAGTCGTCCATATTATCAATCACGTATACAGTTATAGTATCTACATGGAAAATAACGAATGTTACGGTAAAATTCTAAAAAAATTTGATGATATTTCTGAAAAGAAAAAAAATGAATTAGAAGTAAAACTCACCAATAATATCAAACATTCATTAAAGAAAATATTAGAAGGACTCTCTTAAGACCTTAAAAATAATTTCCCTAATTCCTTCGTTTTTTGGTTTATACGAAGTCATCACAGGTTTTTGACCTTTACCTGTTTGAGTATCTTTCTTCTCGGCAGTTCTTTTTTGTCTACAAGCGGCTCTTTTTTGATCTTCAGACATTTTTCTAGCAACACCCATAGCACGACACTTAGGATATGCCTTATCGTCCGCTTCAGGTCTACCGCAAGGAGGATGTTTACCTTTCTTATCTTTACGACAAATATTAACCCAAGGTCCCTGAGGTTGTTTACTACCTTTAGACTTCTTTTTAGTTCCAAACCAAACAGCTAAATCTTCTTTCAAGAAATCTTTACTCATGTAAATAAATATCATAAAATTACAATTATGACAGTAGCAACAGAACAACAAATTCAAGGAGCACTATTTGGTACCATCCAATATGCTGATGAAACATCATTAGGTGTTTTTTTAGATAACCTAAAAAAAGAACAAGCCATTCTGATTATTACAGAGGCACTTAAATACGGATATGAAAGAGGATTGTATGATCTTAAAGAATCCGAATCAATATCAAAATCATTGAGAATAATATCCACAGAATAAAAAAAGGACCTCACGGGGTCCTTTTTCATTTATAATTTTGTTCCACAAGAAGGACAAAATTTATGTTCCTTCTTTTGTTTTTTACCACATTCAGGACAATAGTTTCTAATTTCATCTACCTCGATGTTTTTTGTACTTGCAGGTTCAATTTTAAACTTAATTGTATGTGATGTGTGATAATTAAATTGTTCGTATGAATTGGTAAAAGATTGATCGGATTCATCACCCTTTTCAACCCTACCCGTTTCAATTGTCTTTTTTGGTCCTCTTAATAATGTACTTGATGTATCAAATTTACTTCTAAAAGTATCTGAAGTAACAGAACTTGTATAAGTTGAGTTATAATTACTAAGATTAGTTGTTCCATATGTAACTCCTCCTGTTGTAGTAATCGTTGTTCCAAATTGTGGAACATAACCAATATTACTTGGACTACCGTACAATGTTCTTCCACCTAAATAGAAATTATTCACAACTTGTTGTTCATCATAGAACTCAATTAATACATTTCCATTTAAATCGATTGCAGACCTATTTTCAGACGTGTCTTTTACTTTGTAGGTACTGAACTCAAACTTGTTATTGGAGTCAAGGAAACGTTCTAAAAACACTCTCTGTCCTGGTTTTAATACAATACCACCTGTGGATATGTATTCACCATTCAATTTGATTTTACAGAGAACCGTTTTGTTTTTTGGATTATGGATTTCGAATTCGAAGTTGTCTTTATCGTTAAGGAAGACAACGTGTCCATTATAGACTTTTAATCTCGACTTTTTCTTTGTGATGTGCGCAGTCGGCTTGCCCACTTGTGTTGCGTAATTCATTTTGTTTAATTTTATATTAGCTTATGACTACGTTACCAATACCTTTGTATCCGTGAATACTCTACAGCCATTTAGACTGGGGACTGATAAACTAAAATCTAAAAATAAATATAATGAGGATTAGTTTGAAATCAATTATTTGGTTACCACTTTAGAACCACAAGAATTAATTGTTACCAAAACTTTGACTTCATCTTTTTCTCTTGGAGTTGCCGATTCATAGGTAAATTTCTCTCCATTACCATTTGTAACAATAATAGTACCAACACCTTCATGACAACCAGTTCCCCAATTAGGGAAACTATATCCTAATGGATTCCAACACTTTGCACTAACAGTGAAAGTAGTTTTTCCACCTTCTAGTAATTGTGTGGCAATTTCGGGAGTAATAATAAATTTATTATATCTTGAACTACTTCTTTTAGGTCCATTATTATAGTAATCCAGTTCTTTATTCGTATTTACATAATCGTTATTTAAACTAGCGAATGGTTTACCATCATCTCTTGTTAAGAGAATGTCATTGATGAAAATTTTATAAACTGCAGCGTTACAATTGTGATTATTTTTGGTGTAATTAACCTCAATTGTCATATTATCCAAACACTTTTTTTCTTCAGGTATCTGTTCTATTTCTTCGTTCAAAGTTATATTCACACGAATATATTGTTCACTGGCATATTTTTCGGCAATATCTTTACAACTTGATTGTCTACAAGCATAAAACTTTTTTGCACAACCTGTTCTAATTTCTTTTTCAGTACAAAGATATTTTTCACCGTTAGGTTGTATAAATGTTTGTCCCACCCATGGAGTTTTACCTATCGTAATAGGATTAACAGTAAATTGGGGTAGTGATGCCAACAAACCCGAATCGACGTAGGATTTTAATTGGTCTGTAATGTATTGTGTAATTGATGTCTGTCTTTTTTGGGCTAACCATCCTTGTGTTTTACCTTGATCTTCTTTAGTTTCTATGTCATTATTTGGTATTTGGGACTCTCCTGAAGACATTTCAACATTGACCACAAAAGTTTTACCTTTGGAAGATTTTAAATATTCAGTTATTTTTTCTATTTCAGGTACTAAATCAGTTAAATATTTTACACTGTGATACCCTGCAGGGAATGTAATCACCTTATCAATAACTAATGGGGATCTGGCAACTTCTTTTTGTTCTGAAATCAACTTATATTGACGTAATATGTTAATCCTTTCACTTTCACTAATAATTAATCCACCCATTATTTTTTATTTATAAATATCTTTTAATTAAAGTATTTGTGTTTTTTTGAAAAAAACACTATCTTAGCTGAAATTATTAAAGATTTATGAAGAAAATATTTTTATCAATTTGTGTCGGATTATTTTTTATCACAACATCATGTTCAAACAAAGTATTATACAATAGCTACTTGGTTAATCATCGTAAGTATAATATGAAACAAGTTTTTAATTATCCGTCCAATGTAAAATTTTGGTCCGTACAAGATTCTTCAACATACCAAATGATTGACACTTTAAAATATCGAGTAACTTATAGTAAGTTGGGTAAATAAAAAAAAGGGTCCCTTTTGAGGACCCTTTTGTATTGTTAGATAATTGATTATCTCAATTCTCTTAAGTCGAAAGTTCTAACTCCATCAACTGTAATTCTACCGTAGAATCTGTTGTTCACCATCTTCTTAGCGTAATAACACTTGGTTAGCAGGGAAGTAAGGATCTCTATACACTTGGTAACGTCCAGCTAAAGTACCAACTCTTTCAATACCCATGTTGTATTGATCTTGCTCAGGAGCTGCGTTTGAAACGTGGAAATACTCCAAGTCATCAAAAATAGCACTGATTTCAGAAGATACAACGATCCAGTTTGCTCCACCTCTTAAAGTAGATTTGTGGATTTGAGCTGAAATTTGGTTGATTGCTGTAATCAACGTTTGGTTCCAATCTTTTTGAGTGTAAGGAACTGCGTTGTTACCTAATTGCTTCCATCCGTTGTAGTTCCATCTTAAGTTCCAAGATGCACCTTTTCTAAGATCTCTCAAGATTTCTCTGTCGATTTCTGCTGCAACTTGCTCAGATAATAAAGCTGTTAATTCAGCTTCAGCATCGATGTTGTGGAATGCCGCAACGTCTTGAGCCAATTCAGGTGACCATTGTGCTCTTAACTTTCTTTCTGTAACAGAAACTGTTACTGCTTGAAGGTCAAAAGAAACCTCACCTAATCTGTCTTCAAATTCCATTTCTTTGTACACTCTGTACTTACACTTAAACGCTTGGTTGTAAGCTGTAGCAACAGTTGTTGTGTAACCTGAGTAACCATCTAATGATGTTGAAGTAACTTCACAAGGAACTTGTAAGTCAGCCTCTAAGTAGATAACACCGTTAGCGTCACAAACGTTATTGTAAGAACCACCATTTCCTGTTGAAGGGAATGTAGTTGTTGATTGACCACCGTATTGAACGATACCCTTACCATAAACTTGAGTTACAACTCTGAATAATACTGGTGAAGATACACCAGAGAATCCGTTTGCTGTAGCGTTAGTGATTGGTAATACTTGTAATGAAGCTAAGAAAGCTTCTGTATCTTGTTCGTTACCATCTGGTCCGATTAATTGACCTTGACCTGCTGATTGGAAACCAGATAAAGCCATGATAACTTTTCTGTAAGTACCCGCTGCGTATCCTGATTGGATTAATGCGTTACCAGCTGAATCCCAAACTTGAGTTGACGCTGTGTAAGTCATTGCAGAGAAAGTACCTTTAGAGTAATCGAAAAGACCTGGAGGATCCAAATCTGGTTCGTTACCTTCATAGAAAAGATCGTATAAATCTTTATCGTTTTGGTTATATCCAGCTTGTTGAGATGCAGGACCATTTGGTGAACCATACGGTGCGTAGTGATCTCCACCATCTTGAGGTAATAACTCGTCAGGTGATTGATATCTTTGGATATGAGGTACAAAGTAGAATAATTTACCGATTGGTAAGTTCATTGCTTGTACTGATACGATATCGTTAGCTAATAATTTAGAGAAAACTCTTCTAACGATTGGGAAAACTACAGTTTCGAAAGAACCTGATGAGTCTGTTGTTGCAGCTTCATTGATCAAATATGATGCTTGGTTCTCAAATAACTGAGCTACGTTTTCCTTTTGGTGACCTTTAAGACCTTCTAAAAAGCCTAATTTGTCCCATTTGTTGATTGTGTCTTCTTTGATAACTTTAAGGTGCTTAAGACCGATGTTACCAACAAGACCTGATTCTAATAATGGTTTCATGACCTAACTCATCTTTTAGAGTTTTGTATAGATTTTTAGATTCTTTTAAACTTTCAACTCCGTCGAATCTTCTTAAGATGTTAATCTTTTCTTTCTTAGTTGTTGAATGCTCTGTAAATAATCTTGTAGCGTATGCCAAATTCGAATTGAATATTGCAACTTCATTAAGTTTAGATCTAAAAATGTTAAGTGCTTTTCTGTACTCTTCATTCTTTTCTCTTAATTGTTTTACTTCTTCTTCAACAGATTCTTTTTGAACACCACCTTTACCATAAACATAGTTTCTGTTATTAGTGACACCCTTTCTTAAACCTCTTGATCCGTCTTCAGAACCAAAACCATATGTACGTGCAGCTTCTTTAGTTTCTCTCTTTTCGAATTTAGCGTCATCTCTACGTGATTTTGTTGAATCAAGTTTCTTAGAAGCCATTTTACCATGCTTCATAGATAACTTTTCATCTTCTCTATCGTCGTATCCTTGACCTTCTTTAGTTTCAACTTTTTTAGCTTTACCTACCAAACTTTTTTAGCTTTACCTACCATGTTTTCGCCCTTCTTGTAATCGAACTTAGGTTTACCCATACCAACGCCTTTTGTTCCTTGCTTCATTTTCTTTGGTGATTTATATTCTGTTTCACCGTCATATTTGAAGTCAGGCTTTCCCATGCCAACACCCTTAGGTTTAATTGCCATTTTAGCCTCTTTTACTCCGACTCTTTTATGGTCGTAAGATTCTTCCATTTCATCTTCCTCATACATTTCTGATTCCATCTCAATGTCTAATTCAGAATCCATAGATTGTTCACCCATTTCTGAGTCAACGTCGATTGACATTCCACCCATTGGGTCGATGTCATCATCTTCAGCCATTTCGTCATCCATCTCTATCTCATAAACAATCTCGTCCATTTCATCGTCTTCATCTTCATCTTCTTCAAGGTGAGAATCTCCGTCGAATAATTTGTTAACGATCATATCTATGTCAGCATCTGCACCCATGTCAGAACCCATTTCAGAATCCATGTCTAATTCCATGTCTTCTTCATCAAGTTCGTCATCCATAGACTCTTCCATTTCTTCTGATTCGCCTAATTTAACTAAGTACTCAGCATCTTGATTGTTATCAGTGATGTGAATATCTTCACCGTCTTTTTTAACGATGATACCATCTTCTTCGCCCATAGCCTTAAAAATTTTAAGTATTTCGTCGTCAGATGCTCCTGTTAAATCGATTGGTTCTTCAGAATCAAAGTCGTCAGATGCATCAAGATCCATTTCGATCTCGTCTTCATCTTCGTTATCAACATCCATATCCATGTCTTCTTCATCAGAATCCATATCCATTTCAGTATCTAAGTCTAACTCAACCTCATCTTCTTCTTGTTCAGATAGAGATTCTTTTACTAATTGACTGATTTCTTCCTTCATAGTAGAAGCAAGTATTCCTTTTGCATTTTGGGCAATAGCCTCTTCAACATTTCTCATTTGAATAAGCGCCTCTTCAACAATTGATTTATTTTCTTGCATAGAAAAATTATTATTTTATCCTAATAAATAGTGTCTAAATGGAAAAAAATTAAACTGTATACAGTGATAACCCTGTTTTTGTGAAATTTGTAATACTTGCTGATGGATAATTAGTATTAACCCATGACAAAACATTGTTTGCAGATGTATCAAATACTAAGTATTGAGTATTTGTTGAACTCTCATTTAGAGTTAAATTATATCCGCCTCCTAATTCGTTGTTAACTACAACATTGGAAACTGATAATGGGGAAACACCGTATTGTGTTAAACCTAATGATGTTGCTGCGGTAATTCCTTCTTCGATTGTACCGTTTTGAATAACCTTATTTACGTCGCTGCTTGATATTAATATATTCATATTCTTTTACTCTATAAATATATCCAGACAAAAAAAAAGTGGTCTGAGACCACTTTATTCTTTTTTAATCAATTACTTCGTCAATTTTACTTTCAGATACTGAAGTTATTCTCCACTCATGTGAGAAACCTTCATACTTCTTAGTTACCTTTGCTTCTACATCGGTAACCGAAAACCCTTTAACAAGTTTTTCTTCTCTAATCTTTTTAATTTTACCAGAATTTTCATCAGGTAAATCATAAGTAATTTTTGCTACAAAATATTTTTCGTCCATAATGTTTTATTTATCCAAATAATCGGATAATTTTTTCATTAAATCAATAGACTTACCCGCATCTCCTTGAATAGAACCTGACATTATTTTTTCTTCATCTAAATTCTCTTCATATTTTAATCTATCTTCAGGGTTAGCAAATAAATACGCTCCTGGCGTTGATGGAGATGATACTAAATCGAAACAAATCAATTCGAAGTCATCTTGTACTTCATTTCTTTCTCCCACCTTTTTTAAGGACCCTACACCTCTTGATGATACTCCCATAGTAACTCCTTGTCTCATTAAGTTAGCAGCAATATCTCCTTTAGTTGATACGATACCGCTCTCATGAAATCCTGGTGATGTTAATAATTTTAACTTACCCATTAAAATGTTTCCTTCCCACCAAATATCGGTGATAATATGGGCAACTCTATCAAGGTCAATTAGTGAAGATTCTGGGTGGTTTAATTCTGATGTTGATAAACCTTTAGATATAGTTTTTTTATATCTATCAGCTTCTCTCTTTAATATTCTTTCAGGGTAAAATCTTCCGTTTCTGTTAGGCGTGTTGTATTTCTGTAAAACCGCATAGAATTCAAACGGTTTTTTATAGTCCAACATGTTACTCTCTTTAAACACAGACTCATTAAGTATGTCCGTAGGAGAAACATATCCCGCGTCCATTTCAATCAAAATTCCTTTTCCTGATTCATTAGGACCAAGTATACGTAATTCTTTCATTTAAACTTTTTCTATAAATATACTTGCGGCTCTGATTTGTTAATATTTCCGTTTTTTGTTAATGTAAAATCAAAATAAGAATTATTATTAAAATTTTCATTATTGATTTTTTGTACGATTTTTTTGATGGAGTCTTTAACTTGTGTAGACTTGAAATCCAACTCTAATAATGTAAAAAGATTAATTTCTAAATTAAGAAATGATTTTTTACCGTAAACAATTCCGCTAGTTCTAAGATCAAGATCTACGATTGTTTTTTCTTCATATAAGTTTCTATCAAGATTATTGTATACTGAATGTTTTATTTCTCTACTAAGGTTACAGACAACTCTATTCCAATTGTCTGATGATATTTTGGGATTAACCCATGATTGTATGTTTATGTATATTGATTTTAGATTCTTGGAATCGACTGTTCCAAAATTAACTTTTAAGGATTCGAAATTATTTATTCTCGACGTTTTTCCTTTCTTCATTATGTTTCATGTTATAAAAGTTTATTTGTTTGTATAAACATAGAAAATTTTACACCATTAGTCAAAAAATGACGAATCTAAAATATATTTAATATTATGATAATTGTAGAAATTGGAAAAAATGAAAATTTAGAAAGAGCATTAAAAACTCTTAAGTCTAAAGTTATTAAAACAAAACAACAAAAAATACTTTTTGAAAAAAAGGAATTTGTGAAACCTTCTGTTAGAAAAAGAACACAGAAATTAAAGGCTATCTACTCTGAAAAAATGAGACGAGGTTAGATTGATTTTTCTAACGAACTAATTCTAACATAGTTCATTTGATTAAATTCCTCCCCTCTGATTTTATCAATAGTTTCTGAAATTTTAGTCTTTAACTCAACTTCACTTTCACCTTCTAAGATAGTTTGTAACTTTGTTATTGCACTTTCTTTTATAGTTGTGAATTCTGTTTCTAACTCTTTTGGATTACCAGTAACCACCTTTAAAAAATCTTTTTTAGTATTCTCATCCATTGTATCAACATAACTTTTTAAAGTTTGATTGGCAACGCTAACCATAGATTTTAAAGGAATGTTAATAGACTCGTTAACTTTATTGGGTGATTTTTTTAATGTATCTACAAGATTTTTCTTAGCTTGAATTCTTTCAGAAATATTCAATGACTTAACATAAACAATTGTATCTAGATCAGAATATTTGTTATTAATACTCTTAGAACTAAATTTAGGTAATTTTGAAGAACCTAAAATTGTTTGAATTAATTTAATCCCTTCTTCCAAATATTCTTTGGCGTCAGATTCGGACATACCTTTCTCTGATGTTAAATCATCATATAAAGAATATAGTTTTGAGATTGATTTATTGGTCAGCACGTTTTGATGAAACTCGTTCATCACTTTCTTGAAATTTTTTTGGTCTTTGTACGACTCAATCAAACTCTCTTCTATTATGGATTTTACTTCTCCGAATGTCATTGGGACTTATTTTTTTAATAAATATTAGGAATTTAATAAGTTATCCAATTCTTTTTCCATTTCTCCTAAAAATTGTTGACCTTGACTCAAATCCAAAATATCTCGACCTTTAATCATATCATTTTCTAACAAAATATTCATGTTAGCGAAACGAGATTCCGGTACTGTTTCTGGTGGTGTTTCTCCCGCAGGTGCCTCTTCAGGACTAGGAGGTAATTCTTCACCTCCTGCTGGTGTCGGGAATCCTCCACCTAATGGTTCTGTTACTTCACCTTCAGGAGTTGCTCCTGATGCTGTTGAACCTGAAACAGTTCCATATAATTTATCTATATTATCAAAGATTCCTGTTTTTTGAATAACAGCTGGAGTATTCTTAAGTTCTTCTCTTCAAAACCCAATAAGAATAAGTGAATGATGGCAACTTTATTAAGTTCCGCTAACATACTCTTTTGAATTCTATTAATAGTTCTGGCGAATCGAATATCTTGTAAAGCCAAATTTTTTCCATCACCAACAACATCTTCAAAACCTAAGAAAGCCTTAGGTACACGAAGTGCGGTTAAAAGTTTCTTTTGGATATATTCAATATCCGCAATTTCGGCTAAGTTCTGAGCTCCCGGTAATGTATCAATTGGACTTGGAGCTGCCGGATCTCTAACAGGTACGAAATAATCTTGGTCAACGGCCATCTGATTAAATCTCATATCAACATTACCTGTTTTTTGATCAACAACCTGATCTCTTTTGAATTTGTTTGCAACACGTTGTACATATGCTTCAACATCCGCATCTTCCATATTACCAACAAACACTTTGAAAATTCTTCTTTCAGGTGCTCTTGATGTTCTATAGATTAACATTGCATCTTCAGATAACAATAATTGTTTCCATATTCTTCTTGCTTTTTCCAACATAGATGTTCCGTATGGAAGTTTTCTATCGTCACCTAATAATCTAAAGTGAGCAATTTCCCATGATTGAAATTCCATGTTTTTATTCTTCCAAGTGAAATGAAGTGCCTTATGTTCTGTTGGATTTTCAATAGATTGAGCTCTTCTTTCGTGCATACCTGCCTCAACCCTTTCAATTTCAATATTCGGTAATTGTTGTACACCAACAACACCTTTTTCAGGATCTAATTTAAGATATACAAAATTATCACCATACTTACATGTGTTTCTTGTCCACATTGCTAAGTTAGTGTTAACATCCATCGTATTGTTAAATAAATCGGCTAATACACCTTTGATTCTTTTTGACTCAGAATAAATTTGTAATATAAAACCATCTTCGTTTGTTGTTGTAGATTCTTCAGCGTAGATATCTAACGCGGCAGAAATTTCAGGAGTATACTCCATTGACTCATAATCATAAACTGATGCAAGTCTTGTTGGTTCATAGTAAACCGCTTGAGAATACATATTATTCTCAACTTTCGCCCATTGGTTGGACAGATAAAAGGTTTGCTGTGCCTGAAGTTTTTCACGCTCATATTGCTCCTTATCTTGGGTTCTTAATAACTCTTTTTTATCAAATTTAAGTGTAGGATAATCTTGATTCAAAAGAGAATTAGGACCAAAAGCTTGGGATAATCTTTGCCAGACCGTTAGGTTCTTTTCACTCATGTTATAATTCTATTTGTTTCCTGGAAATATTAAATAGATTACTTCCCGAATAACCATAAATACTTTTGATAATCGCTTTTTGTTGCTTCTGATGGATACCTTCCACTATTTGTTCCACCTGCAGGTATCATGGGATTAAAAAAGTCGGCCCTATTTTTATTTTCACTAACACTTGTATGCCACGCATCAATCATAACCTTTGTTTGACTTACAACTTTAGATAAACTTTGGAATGAAGTATCTCCGACATAAATTGCCATAGATATCGCCATAATCAAATCGTCATGATGTCCTTTTTGATGATCAGGTCTCCCATGAACATATATGAATTTACCCATTTCATTCAATAACCTTGATGATCTAATTTTAAAATCATGTCTTAGCGCTTCTTCAAACGCTGCAATAATTTGAACACGTTTGTTATTAAAATTAATTCCAGGTATTTTTTCATCTCTTTTGGGATCCCACTTATATTTGTTTTTCTCGGTAACCCCCTCAACGTATAAATTCTTATATCCTAACTCTTGTAGTTTTCTTGCTGTTGCAACACCCATACCTCCTGTTAAATCCGTAACGGCAAATGCGTTATACATGTTACCCCACTTGAAGGCAATTTCCGCCAATGTATCTGGTGGTAGTTTTCCGACGTATTCAAACACTTGTTCTCTATCATCAAAGTCTATTATCACAATACATGAGAAGTCCTCTGAATCACCTCTGGATACGTCAATACCCATAATATACTTGTGTGTTAATACAGGTTCTTTCCAAATCCACAAATTACCGGCCATCATCTTTCCATCTGGTTCTTTGATGTCGTTTTCTTTAATTCTCATCAATTGGTTGGCATCGAACACATTATCACCCGATCCCAAGAAGTTACACTCTAATTCCTGTGCAACTTTTCTCTTGTCATACTTAAGTTTTTTAACCATCCCCTCAAACCACGTTGAGTAAGGTTTAAATCCTTTATCCAAATATTCACTTACAATCGTGTAATCTCTTTCATATGAATTTTCAACTGTAAGATCAACTATCTCTGTGTTAGGATAATTTTCTCGATTCAAAAGATATTCGACAAGATCTTCAGTTTTAATCATCTGTAAATCTTTGTTGTATCTTGGATCTTTAAACCAAAACATCTCAGTGATGTTAAAAGTATTCATCTTTCTGAGTGCTTGATCGTAGATTTCATAATAAATCGGATCGTATCCATTTGGAGTAGAAATTACAATAACCTTACCACCCGTAGATAGTGAGGCCATACAAGCTGCCCAAAAGTCATCATCAGCTTCAATGTAGGCGGCTTCATCAAAAATTAATATTGTTGGAGTATATCCACGTAAGGCATCCTTTGAAGTTGCAACAGCTTTAACTTCACATCCATTTATAAGTTTAAAATGTCGAGCGGCGTTTTTGTCAGGGGAGAATCCTGCTCCAACCCATTGAGGCCATTGTTCAGTGAATGATCTAACTTTATTGGCAAACTCAACTGCGGTGTCAAGTTTGTTGGCAATGATAAGAACCTTTTCGGGGTTATTCTTTTTGGCAAATACAAGTCTTTTTGAAGCCCAAGCAGCAGTTACCGTTGACACCCCTGCTTGTCTATATTTTAGGGCAATATTTTCGTTATAGTTGTCGTAATCTTCAACCAATGTAACTTGGTCGGGAAATAAATCCAAAGGAACATACTTCTTCACCGTATTGTCAAACGTTTGAAGGTATGTTCTCATGGCGTACGGAGTGTTTTTCATACACTTCGTAGCTTCAATAATTAATTGTTCTTTTGTCACAGAGACTTATTTGGGTCTCGATATACCTAAACTTCCTAAGAAGTCATCAAGTCCTTCATCGTCGTCCTCATCAGTTGGTTCAATGTCGTTTTCCTCTTGATAATCTTCGAACTCGCTTTTCATCTGCATAGCTTCCTTCATGATTTCTTCAAATCTTTCAGTTGCTTTTTTGTTTTTAGATTTTTCATCAGAAATTGCATTACCGATAATTTCTAAGAATTCAGTTGCATCAATTTGGTATAACAAGATATGGAACCAGTTTATTAGACCCCTGTTATCATCATCAAACATTTGGTCAGGTAAAGAAAATCTAATTTTTTCAACAATCTCAGGTCCAATTCTAAGTTGCATTGGTTCGTTAGCTAACGTATCAACTTGACCTTGCACTTTTTGACGCATTCCAGGTTCCTTTGGTAATCCGTGTCTTGCCTTTGATTCTTCAATACCTTTTATAATTTCATGACATAAGATTGGGAAAATCATCCCATCGGCTTTAATCACAGTATCAATTTCTCCACCACCCTCTTCTCCTTCTTCACCTTCTTCTCCTTCTTCTCCTTCATCACCACCAGGATCTAATTCTACTTTACCTGCAACTCCTTGGCCAGTCTGACTCATCATTTCAATCATTTGTTCTTGAGTAAAATACATGTAGTCATTAACCGCCATTATTGCTAAATAAAGAGGGAATAATTGTGGATCGATTCTATCTAACACTCTTTTTACACTTGGCTTTTGAAAGATATAATGTCCTTTTTTCGCAGCTCCTTGAATAATCGCGTTGATAATATTTCTTTTGTGTTTCTCTAATTCTAATTGTTCTTCGTCAGTTAAATCTTCGATATCAAAAGAAGGCATTTCTAATTTTTCTTCTTCATCATCGTCCTCTTCTTCCTCATCTTCGGGCTCTTCAGGTTGATATCTAAAATTAGAAGTATCGATTGGAGTTCCTAAATTAGCATCAATCTCAACCCAACCCTCAGGAACTTCGGTTTCATCCAAAGATGCTTGGATTGCCAATTGTTCAAGTTCTTCTTTATGTCTTGATTCCACTTGCATAATATAAGGGAGTCTTGACATCATTTGCATGTAAAGATTTTGTACTGTACGAGGACTTAAATCCTGAATATTTGCCGATTGTTTTAATTTATCCGCAACTTTTTTAAATCTCGAACTAACCAATCTTTCTACATCGGCAGATCAACTTTTTTTGCCATGATTACTTATTTAAAATTTGAACTATTAAATCTAAAACCTCATCTTTCGCATCTTCATGTGATTTCTTTGAAGCCTTTGGTGCTGGTTTCTCACCTGGATTTGGATTTCTAAGTGGATGTCCTGGCTTTTTACCTGGACTCACATTTGGTTTTCCTGGTTTTGTAGTAGGACTTGTTTTAGGCTTACTTGGAGCTACCGCAGGTCCATCTTCATTTACATATTTTAATAAATCACCCTTCGTCATCTTAGCAGGTATGTGTTTTGATACTAATTCCATAATTTTGTTTTCTATAAACAAAGATACGGGATTTTTTCCTTCCTTCAATTGTTTTTCTACTGCTTTCACACATCTTTGCCATTTTCTCGACTTTTTTGGTCCTACTTGAGAATGACAAATCGCATATGCATTATTATTAGTTTCAGACTCATTGAACTCACCTGTACCATCTCCGTAATTATCGAAACCGTCATTACTTGATGGACCAACTTGTTTAGGGTCTTGACTTCTCGCACCCTTTTCAAAATCCATAGAATCTTCTTGGTCTTCTTTCATCTCCTTTTCATACACCTCAAAAGGTTTTTTCTCGGTTTTCAATCTGTTAATTGTATCAGTATCGTTTTTTGAAACCATAGTAACTTCAGATACTAATTTAGAATGTAGATCATTAATCTGAGATTCAGTTAATTTATAAACTGTTCCTGATGATAATCCTTTCTCAATTAATTCAAGGGCTTTCTTATTAATTTTCATATACTTCTTTTTTATCTATTGAGAGAATTAAATCTCTTGAATATAAAATGTCATTTATTTCTTCTTCCGTTTGTCCAAATCTAAAAACCATTCTTTCAGATTCCGTGTCTTCTTTTTCCCAAGCTAAAGCAACAACTCCATCCACGGCATCGATCATACTAAAATAATCAGAGTTCTGAATTAACTCCAATTTTACATCGGTGTTTTTCAGAACTCCTACTTTCTTTACATACTTTAATTCGGGTCATGTTCGAAAACTAAATTTTTCTTATTAGTTTTTCCAACAAGTTGAAACCCGATATTTTCTTCTAAAAACTTCTCAGACGCTAATTCTTGTTCGAAAGTTTCAGATAATTTTTTAACTGATTCCATCATCTTAAGAACATTATGTTTTGTTTGAAGTTTTTTGTTCATTCTTTTTTGTTCGTTTAGTTTCTTTTCAGTTGCACCTACTTCAAAATATTTTGATAAAACTTTATCAACTTTCGATTCTGAAAATAAATGATCTAAAATACTTTTTTCAGCTGGTGTTACTTCTTCCTCTTCTTCTATTTCACCTTCATTGTTTGATACACTTGTGAACATATCAGAAACTTTGTCCATTGCTTTATCTGCAACGTATCCTACAGCCATTCTTTCAAGAGCTGGTGCGATAGCTGCTTGCCATTGTTCATCAGCCTCTACTTTACCAAATCCTGCTCCAGCATCTACCATATCAGCATCGTTTTCGATATCCATGTCAGCCTGAATGTCTTCAACCTCAGTATCATCAGTAAGGTCTTCTCCACCCATATCATCACCACCCATATCAGCCATATCACCTTCTTCATCAGATTCAAACTTACCTAAAATTTCATCCTTATCTTCAAAAGATAATGAATTTAAATCAACCGAAGATAAAACCATATTAATAACATACTTTATATCTTCAGAAGACATATCATTTTCCGATGCGAACTGTCTAACTTTTTGAGTTAATTTACCAGTAAGTTTTTGAATTGTTTTGAAAGTTACTTGTTCTTGATCTGCTGGTTCTGATTGAACATCCATTTCAGCATCTATCTGATCATCACCCATTTCTAAATCCATATCCAATTCAGGATCTACTTCTCCTTCAGCAGATGTTGCGTCAGGTGCCGGTAATTCTGGTTCAGGAAGTGGTGGTGCCACAGGAGCTGGAGGTGCTTGTTCTACAGGAGCATCAATCGCAGGTTTAGGAGTTTTTAAAACAAACTTTTTTTGTTCTCCAAATAAAGAAAGTTCTTCATCGTTACCAACAAGAGAATTATTTTCCTTAATCATTAGATTAAGTTTTTTTAATGCTTGAGAATAACCTGAAAAATATTTTCTATTTTTCATTGGCTCAATATAATCTGATTGGCCTTCTGCCACAAATTGCTTGATGATATATCCTTGTCTTTCTTTAACGATACCATATTGATTACCGTCGGCAAAAGTGATGTTGTATTCTGTTGTAGAGTTTTCATTAATAGGTTGAGAAACCGCATCTTTATATTTTGCAATTTCCATAATTCTTTTAATCTTATCTATTCCATCTAATCTTTCACTTCCTAATGGTCTAATGTCTGCCATGTTATTATTATTTAATTTTTTTAGTTATTTAATCCGTTGAATCCTCCTAAAGCCACAGCACTTAAGTCTTGTACTGTACCTCTTTGGTCTCCAATCATTGCTTGATTTATTGGGTGAGGAACATTTACTAAAGGTGGGACAACTGGTGCCGTACCTCCACTATATGATCCAAACATTCCATCTGTAAATTCGTAATATTCGTTAGCGTAAAATACACCAAATCTTGTTGGCGTTGGTGTAGGAGTCGCTGTGTTTGATGGTGTAACAGTTTGAGTTGGTGTTGGTGTCACCGCTGCCGTTCCTGAAGGTGTTGGTGTTACTCCCGCTGTTCCCGTTTGTGTTGGGGTAGGTGTTCTAGTTGGTGTGACTGAAGGGGTATCTGTAGGAGTACTAGTTGTTGTTGGTGTTGACGTTACTGACGGTGTGTCTGTTGGTGTTACCGATGGTGTTGGGGTTGTTGTTGGTGTTACCGATGCTGTTCTAGTTACAGTTGGTGTTGGGGTTGGTGTTGTTGACGCTGTCGGTGTTGGTGTTACAACTGCTTGACAAGTAACACAATCACCATAATTTGTTGACATAAAACTAACAACATCTGTACCATCTCCAGGTTCTGCGGTATCCAAAATCTCATAACAACCTTCTGTTGTTGCACCTGTAAATCTTAAAAAGTAGTTTCCTCCAACAGTCGGCAATGAAGCGCTGTTAAAATCAACATTAATCGATGCTCCACCGACACAGGGTCCTATCAAATATGTAACTAATGCCATTTAATTTTTTCTTTATAAATATATGATCCTACGAAATAATTTACTTTATGCAAGGTTCTTTATGTTAGGAGATGATCCTGACTCGTAACTTCTTACAACTTTTGCCACAAGATCACCTGTTCCCCACGTTTTAAGTGAAGGACATTTTGCAATTTGAGCAGCTCCTATGTCGTTTTTTAATCCATTAACAATACAATCATAAAACCCATTTCTTAAGGTTTTTAATGTTGCAACCATACCGTCTTCTAACGACACGTAGTTCTGCACACCCGCAGAATTCATCTTAGTTGATCCTGGTCTTTTCCATGTAGTATTGAATGGGTTGTATTTTCCACCTTTTCCTTCGGCTTGTCTCCAAGCGTATAGGTATTTTAAATTTTCAGAAGTTACAGGTGCGCCTAATTCAGTTAATAATCTTTCATAAAAATTTTTATCTGTAATATTTCCTGTATCAATTTCTTTGTTCTTTTGGATTTTTGATAAATCATCGTCAGAAAATTTTCTAATCACTAACATAGCTGTCAAATACCTCAAATCAAATCCATCTATTTTTCCATCAGCTGTTAATCCAACAGACTTTTGAAATTCTTTTGTTGCGTTTTCAGTTTCAGGACCAAATTTTCCGTCTATCCCCCATTTTGGTAATGAAAGTCCTAAAAATTGTAAAGCAGTTTGTATCACCTCAACATCTTTATCGTATGTAATTTTACCTGGCGAGTATGTAACACTTTTATTAGATTCTGCCATTCTCATTAATTCTTGGATGAACTTTGAGTCTCCAACTAAATCTGAAATTTCACCGTCTTCACTGAACTTCTTACCGTACTTTCCTAATTTTTGACCTTTAGCACATTTTAATGAACCATCATCATTTAAGAACTCACGAATATTATGTCCTGTCTCAACGCCTATGTGTACGTGGTCATAAGAACTTCCTGGAAAATCCATAACATATCCAATTAATTGACCACATTCGATCTTATCTCCTTTACCAACAGTAACTCCTTTCAAGTGAGTATAATAAATGTCAGGTAAACCACCGTCACTATCTACTGTAAAACTTTGTCCGTATAATTTTTTTCCTCCTCTTTTAATCACATCTGCTCCGTAATCTGAAAAAGTTTGAACAGTACCACCGGCTAATGCAAAAACAGGATCTCCAATTGATGCTTTGATGTCCCATGCATTACTTGAATGCCAGCCACTTTGTCCCGCATGAGCTCCGTCTTTTGGAATTGTCATATTACTACCACCTAATAAGTAATTGCTTTCAACTTCATTCAAATATTTTGCAATAGATTCAGATAGAGATTGTTCTATCGATAATTCTTTGTCCATGTAGTTGTCATATGTATTGAATAATTTTTCAATCATCCCATTTCTTCTTAAGAATTTGAATGTCAAATTTTCATATGATAATTCTCCATCTTTATCTAAACCAGATTTTCTATAATCTTTCAACTTAGCTTTCAAATCCTCAATTTTCTTTTTCCCTTTTTCTAAATCTTCACCTTTTAATTCTTGTAAAGCATTCTCAATTTTTTCGTTCCAATTTTTTACCTTATCTTCTATTACCGACTTATCAATACTAACCTTTAATTTTTCAGGTTGATTTATCCATTTGTCTTCCATTACTGAATAGACACCTGAACTTTCATGTTTTTCTTCTGATCCTTGAGCATACAATTCAACATCATATCCGAAGATTTTGATGTCATGTTTGTCATTAAAAACTTGTTTCTTTAAATTGAAAAGTTCTTTGTAAGTTTCTTCTTCTTTTCCAAATCTTTCGAGGTCGACAATAATGTGTAAATCGAAATCAGAATATTCGGACCAATTAAAGTTGGCTAGTGACCCTGTTAGGGTAATATCTTCCACAAAAGCGTCATCGCCAAGATAGTCAATAAATTCTTCAGCAATCCTCATCAACGCCTTTTTGACGTTAGATTTCATTTTTGCATCTTTAGGATCTTCAGGATTGTCCCAAATTTTTGGATTCAAAGTATCTCTAAGACTGAAGCTATCTAATATTTTTTGGAAATTGCTCATCAGATATAAATACTCGGTCAGTTAGAGTTTTTTATACTGATATTTTTTCGAGATGTCTGTTGTAAAAAATTTACCTTGTGATTCAGACATTCTGAATTTGGTATAGACTGCGTGAGGTACGTCTTTGTATTCTGTATGTAGATAACTCACCCTGATTTATTTCAAAACCATAATCCTTAATTTGTTTAAATAAAGAATTTTTCTTACTTACAAACCTTTCACGTAATTCAATCATCTTATTTGTAGGACGCACAACCCTTTCCAATGCTTCTTGACTGTATCCCTCCTCTTGTAAATGCAATCTCAATTCAAGGTATGTATCTAACATACCCCTCAGGGTTACATTGTTTTCCAAAAATTTATCAATCATATTCATGTATTATAAATACAAATCCCCCGTCATTTGGACGAGGGATTTAATCTTGAATGGTCAGTCACTATAAAAGACTAACTCTTTTCTTTTCTTTTTTCTTGAAGTTTGGAACAAATACGGTTAAAAGACCGTCTTCTATTGTTGCCTCTACTGAGTTAGGGTCATAACCTTCACCAATATTAAATTTCTTAGATATTGATTTAGTTCTTGATTCTCCCTCCATTTTATATGTTCTTTCTCCTTCAATGTGTAAAGTACCATTTTCCATTTCTACTTTTAAGTTTGATTTGTTAAATCCTGGTGCTTCAAAGAAAAGGTAAGCTCCGTCTTTGGTGTAGTCTATTTCATAATTCTCGTCAGCATCTTTTACTGTTTTTTTATAATACTGATAAGTTGGTGTTTCCCCAAAGAACTTTTCAAATAATTCATTTGCGTTTCTGTAAACCATAATTGTTTTGTTTGTTTTAAATTTATTTTATTACCTTTACAGAATCAACTTATATGCCGCCCAAAAATTACTGAAAATTTTTCAGTTCTTCCAATACAAAAAAGACAATATGTCAGTCAAAAAAATAATTACTGACAATTTGACAATATATTTGGTGGTGTCTAATTTTTGATACATCTTTGTAAAAACTAATAACATATGAACGATTTAATGGACGACGACGACAAAATGATGAGTAAAAAGAAATCTCAGTCTGATAGTTCAACACCTGTGTTGGATAACTTCAGTAGAGATTTGATTAAATTGGCAGAACAAGGTAAATTAGACCCTGTTATCGGACGTGAAAAAGAAATAATCCGTATTGCACAAATCCTTTCTCGTAGAAAGAAGAATAACCCAATTATCATCGGAGAACCTGGTTGTGGTAAAACTGCTATCGTTGAAGGTTTGGCTATGAAAATCTTTAGTGGTGATTGTCCCAAAAATTTAATGGATAAAAGAATTGTAAATCTTGATATCAATTCAGTTGTCGCTGGTACAAAATATCGTGGTCAGTTTGAGGAAAGATTGAAAGTGATTATCGAAGAACTTGGTGCTAACCCAAACATCATTGTATTCATCGATGAGATCCACACCATTGTAGGTGCGGGTAATGCTTCAGGTTCATTAGACGCATCCAATATATTCAAACCAGCACTTGCTCGTGGTGAAATACAATGTATCGGTGCAACCACTCTTGACGAGTATCGTACAAATTTTGAGAAAGACGGAGCATTAGAAAGACGATTCCAAAAAGTTACTGTCGACGGTGCAAGTATGGAAGAAACTTTCCAAATCCTTTTAAATTCTAAAGACAGATATGAGTCTTTCCACAAAGTATCGTATAGTGATGAGGTATTAAAAGCTTGTGTCAAACTTGCTGATCGATACATCACCGATCGTGAATTCCCTGATAAAGCTTTCGACATCTTAGATGAGGTAGGTGCTCGTTGTCAACTGGACATGAAGATTCCTCAGGTTATTGAAGATCTAAAGACAAAGGCATCTGAAATCAAACAACTTAAGATTGATGTAGTTAAAAAACAAAACTACGAACAAGCTGCTGAGTTGAGAGATAAAGAAAGAAAGATTATCGCCAAGTTAGATTCTGAAAAGAAAAAGTTTGAAGAAGAGATGTCTCAATCTAAACGTGAAATCACTTTGGAACTAGTTTATGACGTTGTTTCAACTATGACCAAGATTCCTGTGAACAAAATGTCAATCGACGATACGAAGGCATTAGTTGATTTGGACAAAACTCTTCAACAAAAAGTTGTCGGTCAAGATGAAGCGGTTCTTAAGATTGTTAAATCCATTCGTAGAAACCGTCTTGGAATCAAGGATCCAAACAGACCTATTGGTTCATTCATTTTCTTAGGTTCAACAGGTGTAGGTAAAACTCACTTAGCGAAACAATTGGCAAAAGAAATATTTGGAACTGAAGATTCATTGATCCGTGTTGACATGAGTGAATATCAAGAGAAACACACAATATCTAAATTGGTGGGAGCTCCTCCAGGTTATGTTGGATACGATGAAGGTGGTCAATTAACTGAACAAGTTAAGAACAAACCATATTCTGTAATTCTATTCGATGAGGTTGAGAAAGCGCACAAAGATATCTTCTCAGTTCTTCTTCAAATTATGGATGACGGTCACGTTACAGATAGTTTAGGTAGAAAGATTAACTTCAGAAATACCATGATTATCATGACATCAAATCTTGGTGTGAAGAAACTTCAAGATTTTGGAACAGGTATCGGATTTGGATCTTCCAAATACAGTAATGATGAGAAAAAGAAGGAAGTTCTAATGAAAGAAATGAAAAATTTCTTCTCTCCTGAATTCTTGAACAGAATCGACGATATCATCACATTCAATAGTTTGAATAATGAGGACATCAAGAAGATCGCTGAAATCGAAGTCAAAAAGTTATTCTCTCGTCTTACTGATATGAACTATAAAATCAACTACGATCAAAGTGTGATTGATTTTATATCTAAAGTTGGATACGATGATACATACGGAGCAAGGCCACTGAAGAGAGCGATCCAAGATAAGATCGAAGATTTAATCTCTGAAGAAGTACTAAAAGGTAATATCAAAGAAAATACCAACTATAAGGTAATCGCTGACGGAGAAGAGGTTAAGGTTAAAAAAGGTAAATAATATAAGGGGGAAGTAATTCCCCCTTTTTTTGTATTTATTATTATGATCGATCTAATTAAACATTTAATGAAGGAACAAGAGGAAGTTGTCAGAACTTCTAATTTTGATAAAGTGATTGATAAGTTCAAATCATCGTTTCCTGAAGAACATAAGAATGAGGTAGACAAGATATCTGATTATGTTAAATCTTATATTAGAGATAACAATTATACTATAAAATTTTTGAACAGTTGTTCCACAGGGTTTAGTGGAGTTAGGTTAGATAAAGCCATCGTTATTTGTTCACCAAATTTTATGTCAGGTATTGGTGATTTTTTATACACTATTTTTCATGAAATAAGACATGAACAACAAATATCAGTGTTCAAAATGGGTAATCCAACAATAGATAGTTTAGACGATTTTGAGGAATTGTCTGAAAAATACTGGAAAATGGAACTAGACGCGGATGAATTCGCAAAAAAGAAAATCGCAGAAATTGTAATGAAATCAAAAATTCCAGTAGATACTGCTAAAATTTTATTTAGGTTATCTGACTATATTGAAAAATATCCCTCATTATCAAAAATGGTTAAATACCAAATTACACAACTTGCGAATCAATTAAAACATATGAGGGACAGTGGACAAGAAATTAAAGACATTTCTGATCATCCATTTGTAAAACAACATTTAGATAAATTAGAAGAATTTATTTAATCCCAAAGATTTGATTGACGAACGTATGGAGCAGACTTTTTGAAATGTAATTTATACCCTAATTGTTCTATCATTTTTCTACCCATTTCGATTCCATTATAAACATCATCCACAATAACATATTCGTTTTTTGTGTGATAGTTGTAGTATCCAATTGAAAAGTTAATACAAGAGAAATCAAACTTACCTCTAAGAGCATATACGTCTGTATACGGGTGTACCATATATTCCATATCTTCATTGATCATCCCTTCAGTTAACACAGAATTAACTACGTCGTAAAATTCGGTATTTCGATCAAACAATATTTGTCCAAAACATTTTTCAGTTATCATCCAGTTTTCAGGTGCATCGAATTGAATTGCATAACCAACATTTTTGAAAAATTCAGGATCGGCTTTGGCTGATCCATGACAACCTGTTTCTTCTGAAACAAAGAAAGCGGCTTTTAAGTATGGTAATTCTTTTAATAATTTCAAACAACCAAAAACACCACACTTGTCATCACCACCAATTCCTGTAGGATTACCCTTATCATTATATGCTTTAAGAGCTAATTTAACTACTTTTTGAGCGTCAGGTAATTGTTCTTCTCTAATGTTGATAGTATCTAATTCGTGAACGGTATCGGTGTGAGCAACGACACAAGGATAATAAAAGTCATCAGAAACATCTTCCTGTGATTTTGTTACATAGACGTTTTTATATTCATCCACATAATGATCCAATCCTTCTTTTTGACACCATTCAACAAGGAATTTAACCATAAGGTCTTCCTTATAAGTTTTTGTAGGTACACTAAGAACTGATTTTAAAAGTTGTAAATCTTCTGACATTATAAATTATTTGAAGTAAATGTATGAAAAGTTTTACACATTACCAAATCCAAAGTCAAATAATTCAGGCTGATATAGTAAATTATAGAAATTCTCCTCGGATACTTTTCTACTTATCTTTTTCAATCCATGTCTTAGATCTACATTAATTTTCATATCATCTTTATCAAAACCTTTAATGACAAAAGTAACCCCTTTCAATTTTGGTAAATTATATGCAACATTGGGCTTAAATTGCTTGTTGATTCTGGTAACCATTTCAGTGAAGGATTGAAGGTTTTCAATTTTTTCCAGTTCTTCTTCCATATTACTTAATTGTCGGTCCACATAGTAATTAAAAGAATCTTTATCAAAATCAGACTCGCTTTCATACTGGTATGTATCTTCGGCCCAACCTCCGATATTTTTCAGATCTTTATAAACTTCTTTAAATAGTTTTTTGAAACTTAACCACGCTTTACCTGTTTTAACATATAACATTATTAAATGTCCAACATCAATCTTAACGGAATTATATTTACTATACAATTGGAAACCATTCTCGTTAAGGACCCTTCCAATTTCGTTATTAATGTATTCGGCAGCACTTTTATTTGCTGCGCTATTCATTTCAGTTCCCCAATCATCAACTATATTATCAGTTTCTTTTTCAAAAAATTTAGATATGACACTAGCCGCCTTTTTATTTGTTTCTTCTGACGGAAAATTTTCATAATTGAAAGTAGGATCAAGTATTGCTAAAATTGATAGTAGTTTTTCTTTATTTTCTTCGTTGAATTCATAAAAAACACTGTATCCGTCTCTGAAATCCTCTTTTATTTGGTGATAATCTCTAAAGGTGTAACCATCAGAATATGAAGAGTCGACAACCTTAGCAAACCACGCATCATCATCACTAAGATCTAGTAAACCAAAAAATTCATCGTCATCTTTGAAGTCAAAAATAATTTGAGTCAATCCTTTGGTGGAGTTTTCATTAACACGATAAATAGAAGAATCGGATCTCTCCAATTCATATCTATCAATAGTCCCTCTCACGTATTTTCTTAAATTCTGAAATAGTTCTCCTGAGTTCGCCAAAGCAATAATTTTCTTATAAATACAATTTTCGTTTGGTTTGTTCCATATTTATCTTTAACTTTGTTTAAGTTCTTTAAAATATGGGGATGCTTTGGCATTGATTGGTATGTAATGGGATAGATGGCACGTCGGAGCTGAGTTAACTCCGTAACAACTGATTTAAAAACACAAATGGCAAAACTTTTGCTAAGCTTTCTGCTATCGGTTTAATCCGTGAAGAAAGTGTTGTTGCTGCTTAATTAGTAGAGAACAACGTTCGGGTCGATGAGCGTATAACCTAGGAACAGAAGCTCTTACAGTGTAACACCACTTAGAGTGTTGGAGCAAACTTGACGGCTCTTGAAAATCCAGTCAGGAACAGTATTGATAGTTTCCTGTGATTAACTTTCTATTTGTCTGTTATGAATAACAGAATAAGCGTGTAGTCATTTATTGTATTCGTAAACAAGACACGGGTTCGACTCCCGTCATCTCCACAATTTAAATTTGGTAATCTGAAAGGATTACCTTATTTTTGCTTAACAAGTGACGACGGTGGTGGAACCCCACTGTCTATAAATCTTAACACCCGTCTTGATTCGCGGTATCATAGCGGTGAAAGTAGAATTTACTATAAGTCGGGAATAATTAACCCAATGACGAAAATGTAATCACAGATATAGAGATATATTTGTTATGATGTACGAAAGGGTACGAAAAACTTGTTTTTTTTATTCTCAATTTGATTAAAAGAACTATTTAAATTATATTCTAAAAATATGGAAGATCTAATAAAATTAACGTCCGTTTGTATTTTTGTTAATACAACTTCTGTTTTCCCTTGTGATGAAAACGGAAACCCCAATTATGAAGATCAGAAATTATTCAGTGATTTAAATGACGAATGGTTCAAAAATTTGTCTATCGATGATAAAGAACTTATAAAAAATTTAATAGAATCTACTAAATAAATTAAACCCTCACTTATGGTGGGGGTTTTTTTGTAACAAACTTTTACTATATTTGTTACAATGAACAAATTTTTATCAATTGCCTTTGTTTTAATAGTTTATTTAATTTCTCAGGTATTCACTTTTTACCAATTACAAGGACACCTATGGAATAAATGGATCAAGGAAAATCCATTTATGATGACATTACTTGGTATTCCGATCAGTTATTACGTTATTTTGGCTAGTAGAAATATGGTTGACTTATGGGATGGTCAAACTTGGCCCAATAGAATTATAGGGTTTAGTTTAGGTGTTATAGTTTTTAGTCTTATGTCTTGGTTCCTTCTAAGAGAACCTTTAACAACCAAAACGATTGTCTGTTTATCTTTATGTTTTATAATTCTATTGATCCAATTGTTTTGGAAATAAAGGGTATTTATCTATATGAAATTCATGGGTATCTTATTGAGGGAAGGCAGGAAAGAAGATTTAAAGAAAAAATATTCTACAAAGTTCAATGAAGAAGATTTAGATTTTATTTTAAATATTTCTGACCTAATTGATTTCAACCACAAGTATACAGACTTTGTATTGAAGAATCTGAATCCAAGCGCACCTGCCGATGAAATTGAAAACTTAAATCAAATTGAAGAGGTTATAGAACTGGTCAAAGATTTTGATAAATATTCAAGTCAATTTCCTAAAAAAGATATAAATCAATACGTATCCTTTAATGAACTTGAAAGTGTAATCAATTTTGTAAGAACCAAAAACAAGGATAAAGAATTAGAAGGACTAGCGAAAAAGATTTACGAAAAAGGTGACTTTGTAGTTATTCAACCAAAAACTGAACAAGCTTCTTGTAAATACGGTTCAAATACAAAGTGG